ACAGTTGTGGTCAATCAAGTAATCCCAGCAATTGCAGAATTTACAAGCAACCTTGGCGATAAATTACAGCCAGTCCTAAGATTTATTCAACCAATTATTAACGGGCTCAAATCTGCCTTTGATAGCGTGCGCGGTTCATTAGAACGCAACAATGATGAACTTAAGCCATTTTTTAACCTTATTCAAAACATTGGTGAATTTGCGCGTGACGTCCTTGCACCGATTTTAGGCAAAACATTAGGTGCTGCCTTCAATTTATTAGGTGGATTTATAAGCCAAGCCATTGATGGTTTTGCTCGATTCGTCAGTATCTTAACCAATGTGTATAACCGCATTAAAAGTATTGTTGACGCTATCAAAAGCGTTACAGGCTCAATCGGTGGATTTTTTAGTGGCGCATCATATTTAACACCTGATGGCGGCGGCGGTGGTGGCGGCAGCCAATTTATTACAACCGGATTTACAACCAAAATTCCAAGCATTTCCGACATAGACGATTCAGATGCCCGTTTGCGAAATTTTGCAGCTGGTAGAACTACAAGCATCACAGTCAACGGGGCAATCGATCCTGAATCGACAGCCCGACAAATTGTCGGCTTGCTAAATGACTCATCCGCACGTGGCACGCTAGGCGGGTCAGGGCTTGTATTTGCATGACCATTTACACGCCGACATACAAAGTCCTCATTGATAGCGTCGAGCTTACCGACGTTACAGTTGCAGATTTAACAATCCAGTCAGGCCGCACGGACATTTATCAACAGCCAGTGGCCGGATATTGCCAACTTCAATTGCTTAATTTTAACAATGACATTTATGACTTTACAGTGGGCACAGGCATCACTATCGAGGTTACAGATTCAACTGCCGCGTATGTGCCTATTTTTGGCGGCTACATTTCAGACTTTACAATTGCCGTTCAACAAACTGGCAGTTTAGGTTTTACGACAGCTGCGCAAATTACAGCCCTTGGAGCATTGTCTAAATTACCTAAAATTGTGGACAATGGCATTTTGTCCCAAGATGAAGATGGCGACCAAATTTATTCTTTGCTATCCGGATTCCTTTTGGGTGAGTGGAATCAAGTACCAGCGGCAACCACATGGGCGACTTACAACCCAACTACAACATGGGCAAATGCGGAAAATCTTGGGCTTGGTGAAATCGATCGCCCAGGTAATTTCTTGATGATTGCAAGGTCATCCCAAGAAACCGACGTTTATAGTTTGTGTGCGCAAATTGCCAATTCTGCATTGGGCGTCCTTTATGAAGACCCGCAAGGCAATATCGGTTACGCGGACTCAACTCACCGCCAAGATTATTTGGCCGCCAATGGTTACACGACCCTAGACGCAAATCACGCAAATGGACGCGGCTTGGCGGTAACGACCCGTGCCGGAGACATCCGGAATAAATACGTCATCACGTATGGCAACAATGGCAACAGCGTTTATACGGCTCAAGATGCCCAAAGCCAGTTAAATTACGGATTATACGGGGAAGCCTTTTTATCAAATATCAAAGACACAGTTGACGCAGAAGATTTTGCCGACCGTATCATTGCCCTACGTGCTGATCCATTTCCTAAATTCCAAAGCATCACTTTTGAGCTGGGAAACCCTGAAATTGATGATTCAGACCGAAATGCCTTAATCAACATATTCATGGGTTTGCCCGTATGGATTCAAAATTTGCCGTTGAATATTAGCGGGGGGTCATTTGAGGGCTATGTCGAGGGCTGGACGTTTAGGGCAAGCCTCAATAATTTGACCATTACCTTTAACGCGTCTCCGGTCAATTTCAGCCAAGTTGCCGTAAAATGGCAGCAAGTAAATGCAGCGGAAACGTGGGCAACTCTTAGCCCAACATTGACGTGGTTACAAGCGATTGGAGCAGTAACGTAATGGCAACGACAACACCTAATTTTGGTTGGCCTGTACCAACATCAACCGACCTTGTAAAAGACGGGGCAACAGCAATTGAAGGACTAGGCGACGCGATTGACGCGTCATTGCTAGATTTGAAAGGCGGCACATCCGGTCAAGTGCTTGCCAAAAATAGCGGCACGGACATGGATTTTATTTGGGTTGCTCAAGATGACTCAAACGCGATTCAAAATGCTATTGTCGATGCAAAGGGTGACATTATTGCTGCAACTGCAAATGATACCCCAGCGCGTCTTGCGGTTGGTGCAAATGGCACAGTCTTAACAGCTGATAGCGCAGAGGCAACCGGACTTAAATGGGCTGCACCGGCAGCAAGTGGTGGCATGACTTTGCTTTCAACTACAACTTTATCAACCACTAGCCACACAATTTCAGGCATAAGTCAAGATTACAAACATTTATTTTTCTACGTCAAAGGCGTTACAAATAGCGGAACGCCACCAACATCACTCAATGTAAGATTTAACGGCGATACTGGCAGCAACTATCAATATGCCAGCGTTCGTACTATAGGCTCAACACTTACAGGATCAGCAGGCGCGGATACTGGACTTCAATTTATCGATAGACTACAAAGTGCAAGCACAGTTGCTAAATTGGCATCATCGGCTATGTGGGTTTATAGATACACATCAACAGACCACGTAGATGTCTATTTCAATTCATTTGGAAATGACGGCACAAATGGTTTAGGTCAAAATATGCAGGCTAACTACAATTGTTCGGCTGCAATAACATCAGCAACATTTTTTACATCTGCGGGGGATCTTGGCGGCACCATCTACACATACGGAGTGAACTAATGACTAAACCATTTATAGAAATACATAATATTACGACCAATGAAATCATTAATCGTGAGATGACAAACGAAGAGTTTAAGCAATATGAATTAGACAAAGCTAAAGCAAATGCACAGTTGCAGGCAGAATTAGAAGCAGAAGCGGCCAAGGCTGCTTTATTGCAGCGTTTAGGCATTACAGCTGAAGAAGCAGCTCTTTTATTGGCATGACATACCCAACTGGTACATCTGCCTTAGCAATCAGCATTGCAAATGCCGAGGTTGGCACAATTGAGGAAGGCGACAACCTCACAAAGTACGGCAAATTTATGAAAGCTGATGGCCTGCCTTGGTGTGGATCATTTTGTAACTGGGTGCTGGCACAAGCTGGGGTAAAGGTTCACAGCGTTGTAGGCACGGCCGTAGGCGCACACAAATTCAAGGAAACTGCACGTTGGCACACGACACCAGTTGCAGGCGATTTGGCATTTATGGACTTCCCGCATGATGGAATCGATCGTATAAGTCACGTTGGCATTGTGGTAGCCGTATCCGGCAACGTCGTCACATGCATCGAGGGCAACACATCGGGAACTGGCGACCAACGTAATGGTGGCATGGTTATGGTCAAACAACGCACAATCGGCAAAGAGGTCGTCGGATTTGGTCGGCCTAAATATGTACCTTACAAGGGTGATATGCCAGTCGTGGAAATACCACAATCAAAAGCAAAGAAGGTAAAAAAATGAATCAAGCAAAGTTGATGGCCGCATCATGGTTGCGCTCATTTATGGCAGCTGCTATTGCGGTTTATATGGCCGGAGTAACCGAGCCAAAGGCTATTGCAAGCGCGGGGCTTGCAGCTGTATTGCCTGTAATTTTACGCGCGCTCAATCCAAATGACGCAGGTTTCGGTATCAAGGGGAAGTGATCCGAAGGTCGCTCCAGTTAGCCCTATTTGGAATCCTGTTTCTAGGGCTGACTGGTTGCGGCCGTTATGACGGATGGACGCGTTACCCGTGCCAAGAATATGAAAATTGGGAAAAGCCGGAGTGCAATCCGCCTCAATGCATTGCAAATGGCACTTGTACGCAAGACATATATGGAGACAGCCTTGAGCCACAAGCCCAACCGCCGATACACAAATGAGCAGCTGAAAGCCCGCCTTATTGTTTTTATTGGCATTACCCTTTCATTGGTCTTTATGATGAGCATTTTTGGGATGCTGTACGCCCTGATTTTTGTCACCCAGCCGCTAGGCGCACAAGCTCCAAACGACAAAGCCTTTATCGATCTACTTACAACTTTGACAGTTTTTTTAACCGGAGCATTGGGGTCGGTCTTGGCATCTAACGGCTTGAAGGATAAGCCAACCGAAAAGCCAGCCGACACGCCGAAAATCACGCCTGATTCTTGACCTTGTCGTAGTCATGCCTCACAGTTATGGCAGGGAGCGAAGCTAAGTAGCTCCTTGAAACGGGAGCAAAATGTACACATTACAGGAAGTAGCCATGTGGATGCTGTTGGGCGTAGGCATCGGATTCACCAGCGGTTACACAGTTGGGCTCAAAGAAGGCAAGCGCGAAGGATTTATCCGCGGCAAGATAGCTGCGCGTAGAAGTTTGGAGTCACGCTAATGGGATTCCTAGACAACTACGAGACAGTCAATCAAAAGGTTAAAAGACTGCACGCGACATTTCCGACTAACCGCATCGAGACTTCAATCATCGACTGGAATCCGGAAAAGGGTTTTATCCTTATCGAGTGCCGTATCTACCGCCATTACGAGGACGAAAAGCCAGCGGCCATTGATTACGCGCATGGCATGGTTGGGGCTTACAACATTCAAATGAAGCGTTGGTACGTCGAGGACACAGTAAGCAGCGCGATAGGTAGGTGCGCAAGCGTGGTGCTGGGTACAGATGAAAAGCCAAGCCGTGAGGACATGACCCAAGTTGAGACAATGCCAAAGGCCTTTATTGAGGATGATCCATGGGCTAAGCCAATTTGGGAAGAAGGATTTACCACAGCTAAAAGCGCAGTGGCTCAAGTCGCTGACCAATTAGGTGGGGAACTTATATCCGAATCACCTATTTGCAAGCATGGTCATATGCTCCTTAAGGAAGGCGATAAAAACGGCAAGCCCTATCGTGGCCATGTCTGCGCTGAAAAGGTTAAGGCCAACCAATGTCCGGCAGTTTGGTACGTGCTGACCAGCGAAGGCAAATGGAAGGAGCGCATCTAATGGGTGAGCTATACATCCAAAAGCCGGATGGTGAAGCTATGACCATCCAAATTGACGGCACAATTGTGCGCGAGACCAACCCCATCGATATTGACTGGTGCGATAAGTGCGAAAAATGGAAGCAATTGGCAGGCGGTCATTACGTGCAATCACAAGGTTTGGCCATGGTTTGGTTATGCGAGGCCTGTAAATGATACGCGTGGACTTAGATAATGATGCTCAAATTGCTATCACTGCCAAGGGATTAGAAAGAGCCTTAGAGTATCGAGGACAATGGGAAGGCAAATGGGTCAAACGCAATTATCAAACAGATCGTGAAAACCTTAACTTTCCAGCATTTGTCGCACAACAAAGTGAAGCCATAGGAGCAGAGATGGCCGTGGCTAAATACTTTGGCAAGACAGTCAACCTTGATGGCTACAAAAACAAAGCCGACGTGGGCAGTAACATCGAGGTCAAATGGACGAAGTGGCAGGACGGCTGCCTTATCCTGCGTGACCATGACCGAGCCGAGGACATTGCCGTGTTGGTGACAGGTTCAATGCCGAGATACTTTGTTTGCGGATGGATACCGATTAACGTAGCTAGAAGGCCATCACACAAGCGCAGCGATGGGGCTTGGTGGATAGGCCAACAGGATTTACACCCAATGGCTAATTTGCAAAGGAGTATCTATGCAGATCGAGTATAACTGCCGAGTCGAAAAGCGGGTTACATTACAGACCATTTGCAGCGTTACCGACAACCTGCCGGAATATGTGCATGTCATCCAATGCAATATTTGTGGAGTCATGGGCATTGCGATACTAGACAAGGAGACGGCTTACAGTGGCAATCTATGAGTATCGATGCGACATGTGTGGACAGGTCAAAAACGTAGCAGCTGCAATGGGTGAGATTTACGTCGTACCTAATTGCGATAACTGCACAATCATTATGTCTAGGGTTTGGCAATCCACGCCAATCCATTTCAAAGGCGACGGATGGGGTCATCAATGAAGCCTGTGGATAACCTGTGGACAACACGCCGCAAGCCCGTTCAAGATTCTGTGGATAACTCAATGCGCTTGACAGGCACGCTACCATCCAGCTCTGCAAGCGAGCGCGTGTGCGCTGATAGCTCGCTGCGGAGACTGGTGGTTTGGGGAGTCTATTGCTTATTCCTAAGCTCGTTTGTCTTACAGATGCAACCCGCAGTAGCTACAACAAAGAGCATCGATCATTACAAGCTATATGCGCACTCAAGGATTATTAACTATGAGCAATACAAGTGCTTAAGCAAAATCATTTACAAGGAATCAAGGTGGAATCCTCAAGCTAAAAACGGGTCACACTTTGGCTTAGGTCAAATGCGTAGTGAGCATTACCGGACGTTAGATGCTTATAGGCAGATTGACGCAACCATCAAATACATAACATTGCGTTATGGTTCAATGTGTAATGCTTGGAGATTCCACGAAAGGGTAGGTCACTACTAATGAGTGCATTAAAGGAATCAGGAAGCACGACAAGATGGCGCAAGATTAGACAGCGCATCATCGATCGTGACCATGGTGTATGTCAGCAATGCGGCAATGAAGGTGACAGCGTTGACCACATAGTGCCAAGGATTCAAGGCGGCACAGATGATGATTGGAATCTTCAATTATTATGCCGTCAATGCAATAGTTCAAAAGGGGGTAGGTTTTTTAGTACGCCTAGGACACCCCTGACCCTTCCTGTTTTAATTACCCCCAAAAACGACTCAAGAAGCCATGACTAGCCACGCAGAAGCCCTAGAAGGTCACCAAGAGCCTCAAGACGGCTCAAATCGGCTGCAATCGGTTTTGGGTAGGGACACAGAA